GTTAGTAATGTTGATAATAATGTGTCAAATGATGGTGGTAATACTATTGGTATATTTGTATCAACAGGAACTACGGCAAGTGGTCAAACAGGTACGTTAACATATGGTACGTTTATGAATAAAGTTATCACACAAACACAAGATTATTATAACAGTACTATTAACATGTTTGATAGCGTGTTGACAAATTATAATTATGGTATTTTATCTATGTTAAGTTATGGAGATAAAAATCAAGCTTATAATGTTGGTAAATTTAATTCTTCAACAGATTTGGATGTTAACATATATGGTAAACCACAAAATACCCAAACATATGTAAACGATACGTTTAAAGAATTCTTAAAAGACATTGATGATGGAAACATTGATATTTTCTCAAGTGCAATATTTGCTAATCCAATTATAACAACCGCACAAAAAAGATTATTTAAGAAAAACTACACAAATTATGTTCAAACATACAGAACAACATTCTTGAATAGTCTAACAACACCTGTGAATACATTATCATCAATACAACAAGACTATGTGTTTAATATTGATAGATTAAATTTTATTGCTTCAGGTACTACAACAAGTTATGATGGTAAATTAAATAGTAAAAACATTGCGATTCTTTATAAAATAAGTGGAACACCTGAAGATGTTAATGGGACAACAATTGATAGTTTAACATCTTTAAGAAATGATTATCTTTCTATTGGTAATAGTAATAATTCTTTCTTAACTGGTTTAACAACAGCCAATTTATACAGTACAACGGGGTATAATCCTAAAATTCCGGGTACTTGGGCATCACCTGCCGATGGTTTTGTTTACGTTACAAGTAATCAATATAGACAACGAGAATATACATTGATGAGTAGAGCTTTATTAGAGAAAAACTTAAAAGATGCGTTTATAAATGCATTGGTTAATGGTTTGGACCAAGCAACCACAAATGCAATTAAATACTTCTATGATACAAGTGATGTTTCATTAAGATTTCAATGGGATTATGCTAATAAAGCGGGTAAAACTTTATTAAGTGAATATAAAACAAGTGATGCTGCAAAACCTTACATCAAATATACACCATCATTTGGAACAACACAAAAAAGAATAACAATATTTAGTGAAGATTTGGAACCACCAACAGATAGAAAACAAACTTTACAAAATATCTATTCAAATAAGAATAATAATTTGGATAAAAAACCTTACAACTTCAAACGTAAATTCTTATAATGGATGCGTATTATAACCGATATCAACAATTTTTAATTAACGGTGAACAGACTGTTGTTCCGTTTGTGCCACTACCATCAAAAACATCTGACCAAAGATATGTTTATAGAACTGGTTTTAGTAGATTAGATAAAGTTTCACAAGAGTATTACGGTACACCATTCTTTGGTTGGTTAATATTACAAGCCAATCCCCAATTTGGAGGTTTAGAATGGAACATCCCCAATAACTCTGTATTGACTATACCATATCCACTTGTATCTTCATTACAGGACTACAAAAATGGTCTAGACAACTATTTCTATTATTATGGCAGATAACTTTCAAACAAATGACAATATATTAGTTGACTTTGACTATCAAAACATTGTTTTGGTTGACCCAAACAAAACGGTCAATCTTAACGGAACAGTACAAGAAAGACAAATTCATCACGAAAATTTGGTTATGTATGCCAACTTGGAAGCAAAAATGTTACCAAGAACAAAACTTGCTGTTGGTGCAAATTTATTGGATTCTGTTCAGACAACACCAATAGCCTCTATTAATTTTTTAAGACCTGGTGGAAAAACAAATTTATCAAATGATTATTTGGATGAAATTACTGGGTTGAATTCTATTAGTGGTAAAGGAACAAATCAACCATCTAAAGAAAATATCCAACAACAAAATAAAACAAATGATTTTTATGTTAAACAAAATACGTTAAATCGTGAGGATACTGGATTATTAGGTATTGAATCAATAAGAGTTAAAAATACTCGTAGTATGACACCTACAGTTGAAATGACATTGATTGATACTCAAGGAAGGGCTTTATTTGAAAAAGGTGAAAATTCTGAATACGCTTGTTTCTTTAATTTACCGTATCCAACATTTTATTTAACAATGAAAGGTTATTATGGTAAAGCAATTAGATATCAATTAATTCTTACAAACTTTTCAGCGGCGTTTGAAGGAAACACCGGAAACTATAGAATTAGTTTGAAGTTTTATTCATACAAATACACAGTACTTGCTGAGACACAGGTTGGTGCGTTGTTCGCAACACCATACATGTACTCAACAAATTATAGAATTAGTGCTACCGCAGCTCAAACAGGTGCGGTAAATGCCGCTTTAGCATCCAATGGAAATACAACAAGTTTAACGGCTAATGTTAGTTCTTCCAAAGGTATGGAAAAAATAAAAAATGTTTACAAAAAATATAAAGCCGAAGGTTTAATACCAACAGATTTACCAGAACTTTCTGTACCTGAATTAAGAATTAGATTATATGCGTTGGAATCAAACTTAAATAAAAGTTTTGGACAAGCGGAATTCACTCCTTTAAGTGATGTTAACACATATTCTGAAGTACTTACAAAATTACGTGATGATATAACATCGACAGACCCAAATTCTTGGTTTAGTAAATACATAGACCCGAACAAACAATTTATATTATTAAAAGAAAATAGTACCGCTGATACAGTAACAACTTGGATTTATAATAATGTTATTAGAACAGATGTTAGTAATCAAAAGGCGGTTGATGCTTATAACCAATTAAGAAAAATAATTATTGAATATAAAAACACGTTAGATAAAAATAAAACATTAGGATTAGATGGAAACTTTACCGTAGATGGTGTTAAATATCAATCACAAATTTCAACACTTAATGGTTTATTTGTGGCACCAAGTGTACAAGAAGTGGCAATACCTGATACATTTAGGAGAGCAATACTTCCACAGGACATTGATTGGGAACAAACATTTCAAGTTAGAACAGGTAGAATAGGAACTAAAGATGAAATTACTGATTTAATTGCTAAAGAGTCTGATTTTTTTAGACCAACATATAAAAAAACTGATAATGATGTTCTTCTCCCAACATATAATTTTATATTTGACGGTCAATATTTTGGTAATCAATCTTTTAATAGTTTAATAGATAATACATTTAGTGAAGTATCAAAACAAAAAGAAAAATTAATATTGGCTCTTAGTGAATTTTTAGAAAAGAAAATTGAGGGTCCAAATGGATTAGGGTTCAAACCAACACTAAGAAATATCATGGGTATGATATTCGCATCGGTTGAAGCTTTTTATTTAATGATGGACGATGTTCATAGAGAAGCTTGGGCACAAAGACTTAATCCGATAAGAAAAAGGGCGGTGTTTGATGGGGCTAAAACAAGTGTAACACCTGATAGTAAAAATTTAGTACAAACAACAAATACTAACTCTTTAGCCAATATTCCTGTTTATCCTTGGCCATTATATTATGTTGAAACAAATTCCCCTGATGGTGAACAGTTTGAGTTAAGATATCCTGGTGACTCTAAAGAAATATCAAGAACTCGTGGTAATAATTTTAGTGTTTGGCCTGAAGTTCAATTTGTTGAAGAATATCTAAAAGGTATTATAAAAAGTCAATCCGCAGCGGATACTGTAAACGCTTCAGGTGATAATAATGAAGGAAAAACAATTGCTAGAATATCAGTAAATGCTGTTGATTTCCCAATGACTAACGTACCATATTCTAATTATGAAACAGTTAAATTTATATATGAAATTTATGAAAGAGTTATAATGTCTGTTTATTATGATAGATTATCAAGACCAAATTCATCACAACTTTCGGTATATAAAACAATTTCTGATTTAGAAACTAGTAATATTACAACAGCACTTAACAGTACAAGTCCTAGCCTTGTTAGAATATTAAAAAGTATTCCATTGTCGCCAAATGACATTTTAACATTATTAAGAAACATTTCAAATGATGGGACTGGACCAAGTTGGCAACAATTTATTCGTGGTGAATTCACTTCGGAATATTTAAGAACCGTAACAACTCAAGATTATGGTATTTTAGATTTTAGTTATTTAACCACATCATCACCAAGTACATCTAAAAATGTTGAATCATTAACTAATATTGACCAATATATTAAAAGTTCATTATCAACAACTACTGATTTCACAGATTTATATCCTTTCACAAGTGATATATGGGTGGCAAAAAATTTAGCAAATATTACTAAAAAAGGTAATAGATATGACACTACACAAAGTTTAATCTTAAATACGGATAAAAAATTCATTAGTAATTACAAACCATTTAATGAAAAAGAAAACGTACCATTTACAAGTGGTAATTTTTCGGTTGCTAAACAACCGGTAACATCAAATAATTTAACATCATTTTATTTAGATAGAATTGTCACTAACAATTATTTGATAACCGAAGGACCAATATCTTACAGTAATAAAAGTGGTAATGTTACTCCCTCTCAAACAACATCAATACTTAATACACCAGTATTCACAAATGCTTTATTAGAATCAATAAATTTAAGTAGAAATGGTGGTACTTTATATCCATATGTAAAATCTGCATATTTGTTCTTAAATTCTTTACCATTAGGAACTTTAAGAGAACGATATAAAAATATTGTATCCCCAACAGACATTACGTTAGATAAAGATTTAGATTACATTTTTGCTACTTTAACCAAATTTGGTGGCGTACATAGATTACCATATGCGTGGATTCTTAAATACGGTTCAATTTGGCATAGATATAAAAAATACATTGAAGATGGTGTTGATATATTAGATACTACTTGGACAAATGTTGACATTGCAAATCTTTATGACCCAACAACTTCTGACTTAAAAACACAATATACATTTACAAATCAACAATCAAAAACATTTACTGTTGTTGGTCAAGATTCTGTTGTTAGTACGAGTCCATCTGGTAAACAAATTACATCATCAACAATGAATTTAGGTTTTTATCCTAAAGTCATAAATGATATCTATTACATGGCGACTGGTTTGGATTTATTTACAGGATATACTAACAGTCAAATACAATCAGGAATATCTAAAGGATTAAATTTGGATAGTATTCAACAATCTCAAATCTCATACCCGATAGGTTTTGATAATAACAACCCAAATAGGGTATTAAATATTAATACATGGTATTCAACGTTTAATTTTGGAAATAATTCACCTCAGATAAAAAATAAATTTAACGGTAACACAACAATGGTAATTCCTTCATTTGGTTCAAATGTAAATCAAATAAAGGCTGAATGTTTCCAAAACAATGCCACTGGTGATACCATGACACAAGAAGTTTTCAATAATAAAGCGGTTCAAAATGGTGCGGTTCGTACATTTTGGGTGGCACCAAACTATGGTTATTTTGAATTACAAAGTATAAAAAAACCAAGTTATGATGAATATCTTAAACAAATTTACACTGGGTCAACTATACAAGAACCATTCTTATTAAGTCAAAAATATACAAAAATTGAAGATGTGTTTGGGACTTTCAAAAAAGATATTTTAGATTCATTTGAAACTGAATTCTTAAACTTCTCAAAATCAAATCTTAATTTAACACTTGAAGACCTTTATGACAAAACTATTGTTAAGAATTTCCAAGAATTAATGACCGGTATTTTATTTATACCTGAAGTTGATAATAAGAAAAATGCGAATGATTATGTTAATGATTGTTCTATTAAACAAATGAATAATGCCACTAATATAATAAACTCTTTTTTAAATTACTATAAAACATTTAGATACGGAAACCCAAGTAATTTTAATCGTAAATTGTTTGGTTCATTTACAACATTGCCAGCACCACCAATATCTCCTAATAAAGTGGTTGATGGTTATACATATAATTCGTATGTGATTAATTCATTACCAACCCAAGGTGGTACTACGACATATCAACAATCATATACAAATAATACTGATGCGTGGAAAGCCATGTATACTTATGTTGGTTTTGGTACTCAACCAGGTATGGAATATACCAATAATGGAAGTTACTTTACAGATTTCTTCCCAACAATGAATATTGAATTTACCCAACAAAATGTTGTTAATTTTGCACCATTAATCAAAATTTTTGGAACACAAAAACTTAAATTAAAAGAACAGTTCCCAAATGACACATATAATAAAGCTGACTTTATAGATGGATTAAATGGATATCTTACAGACAAAAATAACAACATAAATGAAGTTTTAGGACAATTATTTTTTTCATTACAAAAAACTTTACCTGATGTAACTGAAACAGTTGAAAAACCAATTTTATCTGCGGTTGATGGAACACAACCTAAATTAGAGTTTTACGAATCATTTAAGGCATTCAATGATAAATGGATTGCAGGTACTGAATATACCGATAAAACATTATTTTCAGATGTTTTATTTTTAGATAGAGCAAACAGAGATATTGGTGATAAGATATTGGTTGACGTATTCAAATTGATAAATTTCTTTTCGGGAACTACATCTATGGATACAAGGGTTATTGATTTTATTAGTAAAATTATTGCTGATAACCAATTTCAAATGATGCCATTACCTGCCTATATCAATTTTTGGGGTGTTGGTGAAGTAAAACAAGGTGTTACACCAAATGCTGAATCATCTGAATCTTTGGCGAATTCTTTATTTGGTACTTTCTTGGATGTTGATTATAGAAACTCACAACCAAAGTTAGTTTGTTATTACGCTGGTAAACCAAGTGAACATTTAGACATGAGAGACAATGCGGATTATAGATGGAGAACCGATGCGTTTGATTTAACACGAAGTTCTGATAATCCTATGGTTTCAAATTTACAAGGAAAAAAAGATTGGGCAACATCAAACAAAGTTGTTGCTTTTAATGTTGATTTTGGAACAAGAAATCAAGGAATTTTTTATAGTATTCAATTAGACCAAAACCCTGCCGCAGCAACAACTGAAGGTAATAAAATAATGACTGACATGGCTATGGGTGCGTCGGGTAGAAAAGTTAACACACAAAGTGTTAGTTTATATAATTTATATAAAAATAGAAGTTATGAATGTAGAGTTGAAGCATTAGGTAATGTGATGATACAACCTACAATGTATTTCAATTTAAGACACGTACCAATGTTTAGAGGTCCTTATATGATTCAATCGGTTGAACATGTAATAGATTCGGGAAATTTCAAAACATTCTTTACGGGTACAAGAATGCCGGTTTATTCACTTCCATTGATTAGTAAACAAATCATGTCAATTAATCAAAATTTATTAAGTGAATTGGTACAATCACTATATCGACTTAAAGAAACGGCAACAACCGCAGCACAACCTGTAGTTAATGTTATTACAATAGGGAATGGTGTTCAATTAAATGCTAAATATACACCATCACCACAAGTTTATTGTCTTAAAGATATTTCAGATGCAAGTACAGAATATCGAAAATTCAGTGGTATTGAAAATGTTATTACTAATATAACAATTGCTGATGTTGCAAAAATTATTAAAAATATTGTACCAAATAATGTTGCAAGATTAATGACATTCTTTACCATGTATGTAAATGGACATGATGATAAAACATTATATGCTTTTAATCATGATTTGGGTGGAACTCCGTTGGGTGGTATTCCTTTCCCACAAATATCTTATGGGGGAAGAAATACGTATTTGACTAACCAATACGCTTGTAAGTCTAATTTTGGGCAAAGTGCACCATATGCGGTTTTTTCTAATTTTGAAAACTCTGTTAGATTTATATCTGATTTATATTATAATAAATCAAATCCTGCGAATAGTATAATATATACTAATGGTAGAAAATGGGATGGTTTATATAGAGAAGAAATTGTTGCGTATATGGTTAATCTTTGGATTACTAATTGGCCAACAAAAAGATTTCAAAATCAAACTGAATTTGATAAATGGGCTAATAGTAATGATAGTACATTTGTTGACATACAAAAAGCGGCTGATGAAGCCTTACATATATGTGAGGTTTATAAACTATTTACCCTTTAAGATATATTTATTAAGAAAAATATTATGGATATTAAACAACATTTAGACAACTATCTTGGTAAAAACTCAAGATACACTGAAAAAAATACAGGTAATGGTTATACCGAAGTTTGCGACTTAGATAGTGGAAGTTGCTACACTGTAAGAGATAGAGACGGTCTTATTGAAAGAGTGGATAACACATTAAAGACAAATAGAAGAGTTCAAGTTGAAACTCCACACGGTGTTAAACAATTATTAAACGGATAAGTCAAATGGCTATAGATAGAAAAATTATCGAAGAAATTAAAAGACATAATAAGATTAATTCTTATATAATGGAACAAGATGCTGCAGGACTTGGTGACATTCCCCCACCACCTGATGCTGCTGCAGGAGATGTACCGCCAGCACCTGATGCTGCAACGGCACCTGCGGACCCAACTTTAGGTCCAACAGCACCCGCAGAACCTGAAGTGATTGATACAACAACTGATACTGAAGTTGAAAAAATTGATTCAACAGGAAAATCTGAAGAATCTGATAGTAGTTCAGAAAGTGAAGAATTAGATATTACTGATTTGGTTAATTCTCAAAAAAGTATTGAATCAAAACAACAAGAATATTTTGACATGATGTTCAAACAAATTGAGGACATGCAAAATAAATTAAATTCAATGGACCAAGTATTTGAAAAATTAAATTCAATGGAAGATAAAATTGAAAAATACAGACCAAAAACGGCTCAAGAAAAATTAGAATTAAGAAGTCTTGATAGTGGACCATTCAATCAAAAACTTTCAAGTTTTTTTGATGACAAACAAGATGATATGGAAAAATCAGGTAAAAATGAATATGTTTTAACATCTGATGAAGTAGAACAAATTGTTCCATCTGAAATCAAAAAAACGTTTGACAATTACGGAGACGAACCAACCCAATCATCATTTAAGATGGGTTGATTTTTGTGAAAATTTTACTATACTTTAGGGGTCACGTTGTGACCCTTTTTTATTGGCGAATAATTTGACGAATTAAAAAACATAACCTATACTTAACTAACAAAACAAAAACAAAATTATGATGAGCTCACTTGACGCAGTACTTTCACAGTACGAAAAAAACACACAATCTTTCGGAGATTCTAACAAAATGTCTCAAGAGGAAAGAATGAAAAAGTATTTCGCTTGTATCCTTCCACAAGGTCAAGCACAAGGACAACGTAGAGTCCGTATCCTCCCAACACCAGATGGTTCTTCACCTTTCAAAGAAGTATGGTACCATGAATTACAAGTTGGTGGTAAATGGCAAAAGTTTTATGACCCAGGTAAAAACGACAATGAGCGTTCACCTTTGAATGAGGTTTATGAAGAACTTATGTCAACAGGAAAAGAGTCTGACAAAGAATTGGCTAAACAATACAAATCACGTAAATTTTACATCGTGAAGGTTATTGACCGTGACGCTGAAGAAGAAGGTGTAAAATTCTGGCGTTTCAAACACAATTACAAGAACGATGGTATCTTGGACAAAATTATTCCTATTTGGAGACAAAAGGGTGATATTACCGACCCTGATAAAGGTAGAGACCTTATCGTACAGTTGGTAAAATCTAAGACACCTGGTGGTAAAGATTATACATCAATCCAAACAATCATGCATGATGACCCAACATCTCTTCATGAGAACGCAGCAACTAAAGAAGAGTGGTTGAAAGACGCTTTGACTTGGGCTGACGTTTACTCTAAGAAACCTGTTGAGTATTTGGAAGCTCTTTCTCGTGGAGAAGAACCACGTTGGGATTCTGAAACAGGAAAATATTTGTATGGTGATGAAGGAATCATGACTATGGGTGGAGCAAAAGAAACTCCAAGTCCATTCCACAGTGACCCACAGATTAACGCGGAACCTGACGAGGACCTACCATTCTAATAAACTAAAACACATCATGTATGGTATCTTATTTGGTACCATACATGATTAATTTATAACAACTATGGCAATTAAAAAAAATGATTTCAGTTCAATAAAGAAAAAATTTTCTACTTCAGCAAAATATAAACCACAACGTTTTTTGGAGTTGGGAACACATTTCTTAGATGCTGTAGGATTACCAGGTCCTGCTATTGGACATTTGAATATGTTCTTGGGTCACTCTGACACAGGAAAAACAACTGCGGCTGTTAAATCAGCTGTATCTGCTCAAAAACAAAATATCCTTCCCGTGTTTATTATTACAGAACAAAAATGGAGTTTTGAACACGCAAAACTTATGGGTTTTGAATGTGAAGAAGTTGTTGACGAAGCAACAGGTGAAGCGGATTGGGATGGATTCTTTATTTTCAATAACAACTTTAGTTACATTGAACAGATTACCGATTATATCAACGAATTATTAGACGCTCAAGAAAAAGGTGAATTGGATTACAGTTTATGTTTTATTTGGGATTCAGTTGGTTCAGTTCCTTGTAAGATGACTTATGAAGGTAAAGGTGGTAAACAACACAACGCTGCGGTTCTTGCTGACAAGATTGGTATGGGTATCAATCAACGTATTTCAGGTTCAAGAAAATCAGATTCAAAACACGAAAATACTTTAATCATTATCAACCAACCTTGGGTTGAATTACCAGATAATCCATTTGGTCAACCAAAGATTAAAGCAAAAGGTGGTGAAGCGATTTGGTTGAACTCATCTTTGGTATTCTTATTTGGAAATCAAAAAGGTGCAGGTACAAACAAAATTTCGGCTACCAAAGACAAACGAACAGTTAAGTTCGCAATCCGTACAAAAGTTTCTGTTATGAAAAACCACATCAATGGTTTGGGATATGAGGATGGTAAAATTATTGTTACCCCCCACGGTTTCTTGGCAGGAAAAGACGCGGCTGAAGAGAAGGTATCGATTGAGAACTACAAGAAAGAACATGCTGATTATTGGAAAGAGATAATCGGTGTTGATGGTGATTTTGAATTAAGTGAATCTGCCGAATTGGCATAATAAAATAAATGTGAAGACACTTTTAGTTGATGGTGATAACCTTTTTAAGATTGGGTTTCATGGAGTTAGAGACTTATTTGTAGAAGGAAACCACATTGGGGGTGTCTTCCACTTTATTAACACATTACGAAAACAAATTGATGAACACAACTACGACAAAGTTCTCGTTTTTTGGGACGGTGACGACAACGCATCCGTGCGTCGTGAACTATATCCTAATTACAAACTAAATAGAAGACAAGATATGAACGAGTACAAACTCGAATCATATCATAGCCAAAAAGCACGAGTTAAAGAATACATTGAAGAGTGTTTTATTCGTCAGGTAAGAGTAGATAGGAATGAGTCTGATGACTTGATAGCCCATTACTGTAAAATAGCTGCAGACGAGAAAAAAACGATACTATCAGCCGACAAAGACTTACTACAGTTGGTAGATGAAAACACAACCATATATTCTCCGATTGCTAAAGTATTCTATACACACGGTAAGAAGGTAAAGATTGGTACATATGAAATGCCGTCTTGTAACATTTTACCATACAAAATTATAACTGGTGATAAGTCCGACAATATTAACGGGATTTATTATTTCGGTGAAAAGACATTAATCAAATATTTTCCTGAGTTCCTTGACAAACCCGTCAAGATTAGTGATATTTTACTAAAGGCGGAACAACTGCTGAAAGAAGACGAAAAAAACACAGCACTTAAAAACTTAGTTAGTGGAAAAACAAAAGACGGAATACTCGGAGAGAAATTTTTTCAGATTAATGAAAAAATCGTGGATTTACAAAACCCAATCATTTCTGATGAGGGTAAAGGAGTTGTTGAACAATATTATGCCGACACTTTAGACCCTGAAGGTAGGGGTTACAAAAACTTAATACGTATGATGACAAATGATGGGTTCTTCAAGTACCTCGGAAAGAGTGACGATGAGTTCCTTAAATTTATTCAACCGTTTATGAAACTTACAAGAAAAGAAAAAAGAAAATTTAAAGAAGACAAATAACACACTATAATAAAAAAAATATGAAAGAAACAGATGTAATTAAAATGGAATTCCTTATCACTCTGAATGACAACATTGTTATTCAAAGGTATTTCAATGTCCGTGGGTACAATCCGATTGCTAAGAATTCGTTGAATGTATCTTACTACCTAAAAGACTTCGTAGCTCAGTTTGAGTACGACCAAAAAATGCGTTCAGTTGTCTATCTTTTAGAGAACCAAGAACAAATTTTAGAAGACCCAAGTGTTCTAGAAACGTCAAATACTAATGGTCCCGAAATTTTTAATTTTTATATTAAAGTCGGTGAACAGACAATTTGTCATAGAATATTAAACGCCAAAATTTTACCACCTAAAATAAGATACACCGTAGACATACGCCAGCAAGTAAAAAGTGTGTTAAAGGACCTAACTGACATTTTTTCAGGTGAAAATTTTGTTACAAGTTACATGAATTATAGCTTGGTATAATAGTATTTATCAAGACCAGTAAAAGGAATAAAATTATGTCAAACAAGAACTTCGAATATCTAGGAAATACATTTCAACTTCAACTACTAAATCAAATCATTTTAGACAAAGATTTCGCACATTCTATCATTGACGTAATTGAACCATCACACTTTGAAAACAGATACTTCAAAACATTACTCCAACTTATAAAGGAGTATTATGTGAAGTATGATTGTACCCCCTCTTTTGAAACTCTTTCACAAATGGTGAAGAGTGAGTTTCCTCAAGAGTTAATGTTAAAAATTCTTAACGATACCATTAAACAAGTAAAAGACGCACCGACTGAGGGAGCGTCTTTCGTACAAGAGAAATCTCTTAAGTTCTGTAAACAACAAGAGTTACAGAAGGCGATTACAAAATCACAAAAAATTCTTGACAATGGTGAATTTGAAAACTATGACAAACTTGAGGAGTTGGTGAGAACCGCTCTACAGGTGGGGGAAAACAACAACAAGATTGAAGACGTGTTCACAAATTTAGATGACGTGTTAAATGAAGATTTCCGTCATCCAATTCCTATGGGAATTACAGGGATTGATAAACTTCTTAAAGGTGGATTGGCAAAAGGAGAACTCGGTGTAATCTTGGCACCAACTGGGGTAGGTAAAACTACAGTTCTTTCTAAAATTGCTAACTCAGCATTTAACAACGGATACGATGTATTACAGTTGTTTTTTGAAGACAATCCAAAAGTAATTCAAAGAAAACACTTCACTATGTGGACGGGTATTGCTCCTGACTTATTACCATTACATAGAGAAGAAGTTTTGGAAAAGGCACGTGTAGTAAGAGAAGAAATGACGAATAAGTTGTTTCTTAAAAAACTACCTTCAGACCAACACACTATGACCCAAATCAAGAATATGATTCGTAAGATGATTGCTGATGGTCATAATATCGACATGATAGTCTTGGACTATATTGATTGTGTTGTACCCGATAAAAACTTGGGTGATGAATGGAAAAGTGAAGGTTCAGTTATGAGAGGGTTTGAGGCATTATGTCACGAACTAGGAGTTGTGGGTTGGACCGCAACACAGGGTAACAGAAGCTCTATATCTTCTGAGGTCGTTACCACCGACCAAATGGGTGGTTCTATCAAAAAGGCACAAGTTGGACACGTTATCATTTCCGTGGCTAAAACTTTACAACAAAAAGAAATGAACTTGGCGACCATCGCTATCACCAAATCACGTTTGGGTAAAGACGGGGTTGTATTTGAAAACTGTAAATTCGATAATGAGCTTCTCGAGATTGACACTGAAAGTTCAGTTACTTTCTTAGGATTTGAAGAAAAGAAAGAAGAACAAAAACGAGATAGAATTAAAGAATTAATGGAGAAAAGAAAACAAAAGGAGCAAGAAACTAACTTGAATTAACAAACAAAAAAAATTATAATTAAACAAAATGGACGCATCACAAAAGATATTGTCAGACCTAACTGTCTACATGAAGTACGCAAAATTCATCCCTGAGTTGGAAAGAAGAGAAACTTGGGAAGAATTGGTAACAAGAAACATGAACATGCACATCAAGAAATACCCACAAATCGCTGGTGAAATCGTGGAAGTATATCAGTATGTGTACGATAAAAAAGTATTACCTTCAATGAGGTCAATGCAATTTGGTGGTAAACCAATTGAGATTTCTCCAAACAGAATTTACAACTGTGCTTACCTTCCTATTGACCACTTGGACGCATTCTCAGAAACAATGTTCTTGTTGTTGGGTGGAACTGGTGTTGGATACTCAGTTCAAAAACACCACGTAGAAAAACTTCCTGAAATTAGAAAACCTAACCCAAATAGAACAAGAAGATTCTTGGTTGGTGATTCTATTGAAGGTTGGGCTGACGCAATTAAAGTATTAATGAAGTCTTACTTCGGTGAACACTTATCAACACCTGAGTTTGATTTCTCAGACGTTAGACCAAAAGGGGCTCAACTTGTAACATCAGGTGGTAAAGCACCAGGTCCTCAACCTTTGAAAGATTGTATTCACAAATTAAAAGGTATGTTGGATGCTAAAGAAGATGGTGAAAAATTATCACCAATTGAAGTTCATGATATGGTATGTCACATCGCAGACGCAGTTCTTGCAGGTGGTATTCGTAGAGCGGCTTTGATTTCTTTATTCTCAGCTGACGACAACGAGATGATTGCTTGTAAGTCAGGTGCTTGGTGGGAAACAAATCCACAAAGAGGAAGAGCTAACAATTCAGCGGCTTTGGTTAGACACAAAATCACAAAAGAATTCTTCATGGATTTATGGAAACGTGTTGAAGCATCAGGAGCAGGTGAACCTGGTATCTACTTCACAAACGATAAAGATTGGGGAACTAATCCATGTTGTGAAATTGCATTGAGACCAAACCAATTCTGTAACTTATGTGAGGTAAATGTTTCTGACATTGAATCACAAGAAGATTTGAACAACCGTGTTAAAGCAGCGGCATTTATCGGAACACTTCAAGCAGGTTATACTGATTTCCATTACTTGAGAGATGTATGGAAACGTACAACTGAAAAGGAAGCGTTAATTGGTGTATCTATGACAGGTATCGGTTCAGGTGTTGTATTGGGTTATAACATGAAAGAAGCTGCAAAACTTGTTAAAGAAGAAAATGCAAGAGTTGCTGAGTTGATTGGTGTTAACAAGTCGGCTCGTACAACTACTGTAAAACCTGCTGGGACAACATCTCTTACATTGGGAACATCTTCAGGTATCCACGCATGGCACAACGATTACTACATCCGTAGAGTCCGTGTTGGTAAGAACGAAGCAATTTACCAATACTTGGCAATGTATCACCCTGAATTGGTTGAAGATGAATTTTTCCGTCCACACGACACGGCAGTTATTTCAGTTCCACAAAAATCTCCTGAAGGAGCGATTTTAAGAACAGAATCTCCATTCCAATTGTTGGACCGTGTTAAGAAAATTACACAAGAATGGGTAAGACCTGGTCACAGAACTGGTTCAAACACACACAACGTATCAGCAACAATCAGTTTGAAAAATGAAGATTGGGAATTGGCTGGTGAGTGGATGTGGGAAAA